GTTGCGTTTGCAGACAAAGTCAAATTCAAACCAGCAAACGACATGGCTCCCGATACGGCACTACTGTTGACTACGGACAGCGTAATGGTCGTTCCCACTATTGTGGTCACAATAGCATTTGTGCCAATGCCTGTGCCAGTCACAGATTGATTCAACACAATGCCTGTTGCACTACTGACCACAATAGTGCTTGCTCCAGAAGTTCCAGTTGCTGTTGGTGATGCCGCACTAGGCGTAATCGTAGAAATTACAGCGCCAGAAGGAACGCTTGCGGAAACAACCTCTTGACCAACAGCAACTAAATTGTTTGGCGCAATCCTAATGACGGCGCTTGCGTTTGTTGTTGAAATTGATGCCGTAAAAATTATTTCCTGCTCACTTAATGTTGCGCCAGCATTGATGGGGTAATGAAACACTTGAGAGAAGTACCCAGCCGTGCGACGAGCGCCTAAAGCCTCGCCTGCGTCATACCAGCAGTCTTCTCGCACGTTGTAGATGATGCAATCGTTGCACTCTTCTGAGTCTCCAGAGGGAAAGAACCACCAGATTTCTCCAAAACGAGGAACTTTGTTGACAAAAACTTTTTGCTGTTGCGCATAGTTCAAGTTGTCAAAAAAATAGTTCTGGTTGAAATTATTCTTGAGTTCTTTGACCACACCGTTGTAAAGCAAGAAACGGTCAACACCAATCCAGTAGTAGATGCCGTCATACTCAATCACACACTGACTTGACAGAATAGAAGACTGGCTGGAGATGATGTCATAGCGCCAGTAAAATGTTTGAGGAACTGAGGCAACCGTAATGGTGGTTGGGGTGTAGGACACGCGGATCAACGAATCAAGCGCCCAAAACAGGCCAGAGGGCGCGTTTGAGCCGCCTCGCACTGGCAAGCCCTTGACAATCTTTGTGGAGGCTACATTGACCTCATTTGAGTCTGGGCCGTTCCAATCAAATGGGTCTCCAGCAACGCAGTTCTTAATCAGTCCGTTGTCGCCATAAACAAAAACGTAAGGATGTAAAACAACCACACCACCAGCAACTTCAATAACGTCGCCTGTTGGGGTTGTGCCAGTAGTATCGGTAAGGGGGGACAAGGTTGTGCCATTGATATTTCCAGCCAAAACTGGGGTGACCGTAGTTTGGTCAATCTGGGCAAGGTTCTGACCGGGGTGCGCCAACAATAACTGATTTCCAGAACCTTGCGCATCAAACGTAGAGTCAAACTGCCACAAGTTCAAATTGCTTTCCGTAAACCCATCGTTGATTGTTGCAACCTTGATTGAAAATCCACTGCCAGTGCCGCCAATGGTGGCCGCAGTCGCGCTCAATGTATCGCCAACGACATACCCGTTACCAGCCGTTGTCAGTGTCACTGTAGTCACCGTTGCGCCAGCAACCACAATAGTGGCTTTTGCGCCAGAGCCAGAGCCGCCAGTCAGGGCCACGTTTGTATAGGTGCCGTTGGTGTACAGCGTGCCGCCCACCAGTGTATTAAGTGTCAACACCAAACCAGTGAAGGTAAACTGATTGACACCAGCACCAATACCGTTGTTGTCAATGTTGACAACCTCAAGACCGTTGTTGTACCCATTGAAAACTGAGTTGACACCATCGACTGAGTTGACATAGATGCCGCGAGAGTATCCTTTTGCGTTACTAATAATTGCGCGGTAGCCACCAACTTTTCTTGGACGACCACGTTGGAAGCGAACCCAGCGGCCATCGGTGTAGAAGTTCATGTCAAAAATCGTACCGTCGCGCTGAACGCCGGGTTGCGTGTCAATGGCAAAAACCTTCTTAACCATCAGAAAGTCCCGCCAGCAACACCACCCGTAAAGTTTCCTGTGCCCACAATTGCCAAGCCAGTTGCTGACAGTGTAGAGCGCAACACACCCAAAATGGCAGTATTAAATTCACCAGAAGTGGCTCGATACAAACCAGTGCTGGCCTCAGAGGCAAAATACAAAGCAGGCGCACCAACAGTGCCGTCTATCAAACCAATTGAAGAAGAGCCAGCCAAAACAGTGTTGGCGTTTACCAAATTGGTAGAGTCGCAAATTAATGTTGCTTGTTGATTTGATGCAATCGTTGCGGTTGAGCCACCCGTGTTTGTAGTCAACGTGACGGTGAAGTTAGACGCTCCACCCACCGTGGCGTTTTGGATGTAGTACACCTGCACCGTTGGGGGCACAATAATCGTCACATTACCAGTCAAAGTACCCGTGTACTTCTGGATCACGTTAGACGCCTCAGAGGCAGTCAGGGTGTATGTTCCAGTGGTGACGGCCTTGGTCAACTGAGTAAACGCAAACTGCGTGGACTTACCCAAGCCAACGGTGTAGAAGGTCGAGCCACTGCACACAATAATGCAAGAGTCGGTAGGCTGAAGAATGATTGAGACAGAACCGTTAATCGTGTTTCCGCCAGAACCTGAAACCGTCAACGCACCAGTTCCGCTGTTACGCAAGAACATAAACCAGTTGTCGCCAAGCGTTGCCGCAAGGGTCAATGTTAAGGTGCCAGCGCCGCCAGTCCACACATAGGTGTTAGATCGGTCAGTGACAAGCGCGGTGTAATTGGAGGAGAAGGTTGTAACAGGCTGAGACTGGTTTAACGTCTGACCAATTGCAAGCAGGCCATACCCAGCAAGGGTTGCGGCATCCGCACCAGAAGAACCTATGCCGTAGGCGATGATGCCCCAAGTGCCTGCGGTGGTTGCATTTGTGGTGATGTAGATGTATTGGGCTTCTCCAGCGGCCACCGTGACAATGGTGTTTGCGCCTGTGTAGTCCTTGACCAGCAAACTGACAGCGCCAACATTTCGGATCAGTGCGTCTTGACCGACAGAAGCCTGATTGGCTGGCGGCATCCATAACTCGTTTGCGCTGGAGGCGGTAGACACCTCCATGATACGAGCGGCGGCGTCATCAGTGGCCGACCCATTGATGGGCCAAGTCAATTGCAAGTCGGTCGTTAGCGTGATGCGGCTATACGATACGTCAGTTGGCTGGATGACGTTACCTGTGAAGGGGCTGTTATATGACATGATCAGGTATCCAATACTGCGGCTTGACGGTCACCAATACGCTGGACATCTTCTTGTTTCAGCGTCTGCATGATCTGGTCATAGTTTGCCTGCCACATGGGCATCCGCTCGTCATTTTTGAGGAACGGCATAGATTGCAAAAGAGACCCATACAGCAAAGCCTGCGGGGCGTAAATGGTGAACCAGTTCGTTTGGTTGGCGGAGTCGAGCGGTTGAATCCGCTCGTAGTACAACACCTCAAAGGTGTAAGCGGCGGCAGGTGTAGGCACCACCAGCCAGTGTGTGTAGTCGTAATCGCCGTAGTACGCGGGCACGCCTGTCTCTGTGGCATCAGGCCAATACTCGCGCAGGTACTCATACTTGCGAAGCAGGACAGGCTGGCGGCTACCAGAAACCACCACGTTCATTGAAACGGTTTTGTGCCAACGGGCGGGCTTGTCAATAACGGCCTGAGTGGCCGTCATCGTGCTGGTATTGACTGTCAGGTTGCCCAAAAACTTGATCTGGCTGGCAATGATTTGTTCGGCCAGCATGATAAAAAGAGGGATTTTCTCAAGCGTAGCGGTGTCGGTACGCTCCAGATAGGACTGGATGTTTTCGACCAAGGAGTCGTAAGTCATTACCGATGCGGTCGTCATTTGTTCTCCTTATCCGACATTGCGCTCAAAGTGCGGGCAATCCACCAGCGACTTAAAATTGCCTCCCCAGCGGTTTTTTGGGTTCAAAGTCTCCCAATATGCACCCAATGGAGCAAGGATGCCCTTGTCCCATATTATCTGCCCATCCTTGAAGAAGTTCAAGTCGATGGCACAGCGTTTGAGGTGGATAGAGTTAAGGGTCTTTGAGCGTCCCGTCTTAACGTAGATGGCTTGCTGTTCAGGTGTGCGGGCTAATTCTCCGCCAGTGACCTTAAAACCCTGCTCTGTGGCGTATTTGATAAGTGCGCAGGCATCCAGAAGGAACGCGGCTTGTTCGTCACTGAGGCTCATTCTTTGTCCTTTCTGCGCATTTCCATGACCTTCTCGACCGTTCGGCCCCCAAAGTAGGCGGTCATCACGAGCATCCCCCACTGACCTAGCAGATTGACGTAGGACTCGCTTATCTTGTATCCATAGCCGTCAAGCAGGGCAAAGATCAAATAAGCCGTCAGGAGGTACACAAGAGTCCCGGGGCGAACATTCTTCGACAGCCACGAGTCGGAGGACATATCAGCCTGCCAACGCTTGGACACATTGTCTTCTTGGTTTGCCTGCGCTTTAAGCAGTGCCGCCAACTCTTCTTGCTCAATACGGGCTTTTTCAATGCCCAACTCAAGCAGGCGCTCTTCATGGTCGTATTGGAGTTGGCGCAACTTAGCAACTTCAGCGTCAGAAGGGTTGTCGGAAATCTTTACGCCAAGAGCGTCTTCAACGACTTGTTTGCCCTTTGCTTGGATTGCAGAAGACAAAAGGCCCAGACCGTTCTGAGCCAATGTACCAAGGAGGGATGCAACGATTGGAATCATTTTTTCACCATCTTTTCTCGTTCTTCAAGCAATCTGA